TGAACGCATCCTTCAGCTTCATCGTGCCAGTTACTGCACCTAGAAGTGCATCTTCAAACGACTGGATTCCGCGTATAACCACATCTTCCATATTCTTGCCGAAATTACGCGCATTCTTCGCAAGTTCTTTTAGACCAGTTCCAAATTCGTAACTGCTATCAACTCCAGTGCTTAAAGAATCATTAAATTGTTCGTTTGCCTCATATGCCGCATTGATCATATCTCTGACTGAAGTGAAGGCAATTTCAAAGTCATCTGGGATGCTTGGGATGTTGTCTATTGACGTTCCCAATAACTCGAAGCCGTCTGTTAAATTTTTAGCTTCAGTATTCATAGTCATAAGGGCATTTGTAGTTTCAAATCCAGCACCCTCTAAGTCATCAAAATTATCTAAAAGATGCTGTGCTTCTTCTCCTAATTTTAACATTGCCTGAACATCTAGCTCTTCTGCATTTGTTAATCTTTCAAAATCTTTTATCAAAACTTGAACTGATGGATGAATTTGATCAAACGCATCACGCAAAGTTGAAATACGATAAACTGCATTTTTAGTAATATGAGCATATCTTTCTGTACTCATAGTAGTCCGAAGAATTGCTTCAGTGACAAAATTAAATACGTTTATAAGTATATTAATCGCGCCAACTAATAGATTAATAATAAACGCCATAGCTTCTGCAAATGATTGAATGGCATTTACTAATGATAAACTAATATCCCTTGCAAATGCTTTAATCCCACCAGCACCATCATAAGATTTAATTAATTCCTCGATATATTTTTGCGATGCCTCGACAGCCATTTGAATAGCTGGAGCAAGAAAAGAAACAACCGTATCGCGCAAGCCCTTAAACAATGCGAACAATCGCGTGAAGCTATCGTTAGCATCTTCAACGCCCTTCGCCGCGCTTGCTGATAACAACAGACCAAAACGTTCTGCTTCATCAGATATTTGCGCTAAACCATCTGCGCCTTCTTCTAACACCAGAAGCATTTCAGATGCGCGACCGCCGAATAAGTCTTGTGCGATAGATGATCTGACCGCGCTATTCTCAACACGCTCAAAACGATCCGCTAGAAGTTCCAGAACCTTGAACTGGTCGCCCATAACCGCGTTTAAGTCATCGCTGGTTATTCCCAACTCATCAAACGCATCCTTAGCATCGCCAGTGCCGCCTTGGAAGTCAACCATCACACGGTTCAAGTTACGAACAGCACGCGCAACCGTGTCAACAGATAGCCCAGACAGATCAGCCGCAAACTCTAATTTTCGCAGATCAGCAACACTAATACCTAGCGTGCGCGATAACTTGCTAATCTTATCGATGCTGTCCATCGATGATTTGATCAGGAAGCCAAAGCCACCAGCACCGGCTAGAGATACCAGCGCAGTGCGGAAGCTAAAGACAGTCTTGCGGAGTGAGTTTAGCCGCCTAGCGACCGCTCTGAATATCTTTTGTGTGGTGTCGATGGCTTGGATTCTGATTTTTAGATTTTGATCTGCCATCTTCTTTTATCCTAAAATAAGCGAACCATTCATTCAGTTCATCAACCGTCAATTCTTCTATTTCCGGTTGTGTTTTGTGTAAGCGATCACATAACTGCATTACGTTAAAGCGCAAGTGATCGCTAGTTAGTTTTTTTCGTGTTCCTCTATCCCATCGATGCTGTTCATCATTTTTCCAGCTATGTTGGCGATAGCAGTTAAATCCATTTTCATCAGATACATCTTATCTTCGAGCGTGAACAACTTATCGCCGTCTTTATTTTCGGCCTTCATAATGATCATATCGACCATTCCAGAAACTTGCATATCAACTAAAAAGTTTTTGTGCTTGCGCTGTAATTTGTCGATATCACCGATAGTTAGCGATGACACATAGACCAGCAACGGAGCATCATCCTCACCCCACTCTGGAACTTCAATGACGTTCCGTTGCCGTCTGTTATTTACGCGTGCTAAGATTTCTTTCCCCAGTGACATTTAGAAATCTCCCTACGCAACTGTGTCTTCGGTCAGGCCGCCGGTGATCTGCACGCTATATGTGGCGGTATTGATGCCATCGTGCGAAACCCCTAGCGAACGACCTGTGACAATGCCAGAGCCAGTCAATCTGTGATCGCCTGTGGTATCGCCTTCCATCTGAAGACTAATGGTCACGGATGAACCAGCGGTACAAGCCTGTTGCGCTGTATCCGTATCATCAAAGTATGTTTCGATTGATGCGGTCGCATCGGTGAAAGATGCTTTGTACGATTTTGCGGTGTCGCCCATCGATGTATCCTCGATAACTTCCGCAGTTTGATCAACGGTGAAGCTGATAACTTCAGCCATTGCATCAGAGCCAATTTTAACGACTCCATCGTTTCCTTTAAATGTAGCCATAATCAACTCCTGTTAGCTGGCTGTTTCAACGTCATTTTCTTTGGTGCGGTATTCAACCAACACCGTGAACCGGCCTATGGCAACCGGCTGTTCACCATCGCCACTAAAATCCGCTTCAAAAGCCGTAACCATAACGTCCTTTGCAAGACCGCTTAAAGTTACGTTTGCCGCTAATGCTTCTTCAACTTCAACGGCAATCTGGTCTAGCGTGTTGTCATAATTCGCAGTCCCGACAACATACGCTTCAATCATAATTTCTAAATTCCTAGCGATTGATCTCGCCAGCGTCATTGTATCAAAAACAACGGCTTCTGTTCTAGTAAAAACGCATAAGCCGGGCAAGTTCGCTTGCTCAATAGGATAAACGCGATTGCGAAACACATTCGTGCCGGTGGTCGATAACCCAGTGACCGCCGTAACAATCGCATCCCTGATTTGCTTGCGAACGTGTGCCATCAGTCCTTTTCCATCACTAACATCGTCATCCCAGTGCCATCATCCTGCACAATGCGTATAGTATAATTAACACCGCTAACCACTAACGCATCGCCTTCAGACGCGCTAGAAACATCCGCAGTGCGGCAATGAAAGCGCGGTTGCTGTAACGCAACACCCACACCACCGCCGGCATCAACTTCGATAAAATCATTATCGAAAATACCGTTGACAGTGCTAGAAGCGCCGCCAGCCGGAGTATAAGTCGCGGCAACGCCAAAGTCGTCAACGCCAACAAATATCGCACGGTCGGTTGCGCTTTCAACAGCCATTAGTCGTCCTCTGGCGTTTCAATATCTGCAATATCAAATGAACGATCTTCTAACTTCTTCTTAGAGCGACCGGTTTTCTTTGCTGTAACAGCTTCTGCAAATCCACGCGAAATCAGCTTTTCAGCGATGCCATCGTGCAAATCGTGTTCTTCGCCAGCAAACATATTGCCGCGATCCCCAGTGTAACACTTTTCTAAAATCTTAACTTTCATCATAGCCCCCTTGGGAAATGGTGGACGACCGAAGCCGTCCACCAGTTAAATTAGGCTGTTGATACTTCATCAGTGATAGCGAATGAAGCGGCGTTGCGAAGCGCAACATCTACTTCCTGCATTACTGAAATCACAACATCACCAGAAGTGCTGTTTGTGTATGGATCAACCAGAATTGAAGGTGCGCCGAACAGACCGACCATCAACTGTGAGAAGTCACCGAAGATCAGTGCTGAAGCGTCTGAACCGCCATCGCCCGGATCAAGATCGGATGGTACGTTGCTAGTAAATTCAGCATTGTAACCATAGATGCTGTTCCACGGATCGTTCAGAAGCATAATGCTGTCTGTCGATGACACCTTAACGGTGTTTGCCATCTTCGCCTTAACCTTCGGGTTAGACAGCCAACCTAGTGTCGCCTGATTGACGATGCCGTTAGCATCTTCAACAGTCTTAACCAGATCAGTGATGTCAGCCCAAGTCAGACCAGCAACATCGGTGTCAGCGGAAATATCCACATTACCTACGTTGCCATCGTTCAAGATGCCTGTTGGCTGGCCTGATGCGCCAGAACCTTGAATGGCATAATATTCAATCTTGTCAGCGATTGAACGCAGAAGATCGTCTTGAACAACTTGTTCGATTGCTGGAATGCTTTCCAACATCAACAAGCGGCTGATTTGCGCGTGTGCGCCAAGTGTGCGAGGCTGAAGCGTTACGCCAGCATCAGTCTGTGACTGATCAGACACTGCACCAGCTTCTTCAACGAAGCCGGCAGATGCGCCAGCGGAGAACTTTGGCATCCGAACACGGTTGGTCAAGCCACCGATGAATGTAACGCCCAAGTTAGCCATTACTTGCTTTGCGCGAAGTGCTTCAATGAACATATCGCCACGCTGGATCGTTGGAACGAAGTTGTCAGTGACATTTTCGCCAGCGATTGCGCCGGTTGCGCCAGTTGTCATTACGCCAGAACGAAATGCGAAATCTGGAACATAAATGCCACGGCTTTCTTTGCCGGTGCGCTTAACGATTTCTTCGTGCATTTCACGCTCAAGACCGGCTTCGCGCCAGTCGTTAGTTACCTGTGCGCGAAGCATTTTGCCTAGCGAATAGGTGCGCTGTTCTTTAACAGGCGCGTCAACAACGTGTGCTGGTGTGTCCAGCGGTTCATTTCCGATAGCTTCTAGCAATTCGCCACGGAAATCGTCAATGGAAGCACCGCGACCAAGGGCTTCTTCACCCATTGATGCTTTGTTATGCTTCCGTGCTAAAGTCATAATCTCTTTAGCATTTTTTTGTGCGGTTTTGGCGGCTTCCGCCCGAACCGCATCAAGATCGATATCTGACATAGTGTCATCTCCTTTGATCTCAAGGGTTGCGTTTAAGGGTTCGGAACTCGACCGACCAACACCGACAAGATTTGACTGATCTGCTGGGATTGAAACGATAGAAATTTCCATAGGTGTGGTGGCCACCCGATAATATTCTTCGGGGTCGCCTTCACGTTCAACGCGGTTATCTACGCGATAGCCCACGCTGATATTTTGACGGATGCTATCCGTCACATCGTTGAAAACTTCTGAAGCTAGTTCACCCCTTCCGAAGCGAACTTTAGCACGCAGACGGCGTGCGCCTTCATCAAGTTCAACAGATTCCACAACGCCAATTTGACGTTCCATATCGTGATCCAGCAACAGCGGCGCACGACCTGAGTTAAGAAACTCAAGGTTCATACTCTCGCGGCTGTGATCAATAACTTCCATTCCGAAATCGCGCTTAACTGGTTCTTCAGAAGACACGCCAACCATAACGGTGCGTGTTTCTTCATCAATAGCGCGATCATTCATATCCATAGCGCGATGAACAAGATCAGCGCGTTCAATTCTTTCATCATCGTGATATGGACGTTCTTCCATATCCTTGTCATTACCGCTTTCTTCCATTGCGGCTTGCGGCTTTGCGAAAGTGATGACATAGGCATCATCATTTTCTTGAACATCAATGATATGTCTTTGTTCCACGACATCACCTCTTTCTTCCGTTGCATCTTCCGCATTATGATCAAAATCGCCGGAAAAATCAATCTCGCGTTCGCCGCCCAAGTCATCGATCTTGGTTAGCGTGCTAAATTTATGACCGACAAGCGTGTCTGTTGCCTCATAATCATCTTCACCCATACGATATAAGCGGATCAAAGCGGCTGGATCATCTTCTTCGCCAGTAATGGTGAAGTCAGTGTTCGGCACGTTAATTTCGCCATCACGCTCGATCTTTTCAATCCGACCACGCGCACGACCGCCGGAACTATCCCAGCTAACAAAATC